GCAGAACAGAGCTAAATGCCTCATTGCAAGCCTTAGCCTCTACATCTAGCGGCACAAGCGCACCATCAACCACCTTTGCCAATCAATTATTCTACGATACGACGAATAATATTCTAAAAATACGGAATGAGGATAATGATGCGTTTATTCCTATTGCCTTGTTGGATCAGTCAAGCGATGTAGTTGCTGAAATCCAGACGCAGGGAATCGGTTTCTCAGATGGCGATAACGCGATTACCATTGCAGATGGCGGAATTTGCACGTTTCCTCAAGCCGTCACGCTGACTAGCGGTGCATCGATGCCCGATAGCGTCAATCTGAGTTTTGGGGCGAGCAACGATCTGCAAATTCAGCATAACGGTTCTAAGTCAATTATCAATGATAATGGAACTGGTGATCTAGAGCTTCAGCAAGGTGGGTCAGCCAAACTCACGGTAACGAGTACAGGTGTCAGTGTCACTGGGACAGCAATAGCAACTACGGACACCGACACATCAAACTCAGGTACTGTTGATCTGGACTTTTCTGCCAAACAGAATTTCGTGTTGACCCTGACAGGCAACATCACGAACCTAACGGCTTCAAACGAGCAAGTTGGGCAGTCTGGCTTCATCGTATTTATTCAAGACGGTACGGGCAACAGGACAGTCAGTTTGCATGGTGATTACAAGACAGCAGGAGGAGCCGGACTAACTTTGAGTTCAGCCGCGAGTACGACTGATGTTGTGCCGTATGTCGTTGCGGCGAGTTCCAGTATTCTGCTTGGCAAACCTCAGTTGGCGTTCAGCTAATGAGTGGTATTTTCGGTGCAGGACAACTCCAGTTTCTTGGTGGAGAAGATGCTTTTTATGGCTTTGAGATTACAAACTCCTTGCGTTTCGATGGTAACGCATACCTTACAAGGACTTTAGGTAGTGCAGGAAACCGTAAAACTTACACGTTAAGCGTATGGGTTAAGCGATGGAAGTCTGAATCGGGATTTTTATATTGCTCTGGTCATAGTGATTTGAATAACTTTGGCGGGCCAGAATTTTTTACTGATCAGGTAGGCTTTCAAAATTATAATAACGGCACTCAAGTTGTTGTTCAGTCTACGGAATTGTTCAGAGACCCTGCCGCTTGGTCTAATTTCGTTTGGGCGGTTGATACCACCCAAGGGACACTAGCAGATCGACTGAAAGTGTATGTGAATGGTTCTCAATTATCTGGATTAGTGATGTCAGACTCGGACTTCACACAGAATTATGAAGGTCACATAAATACGAATGGTCAAGTACACAACATCGGGGCAAGATTTCCAAGACCCGAGGGTGGATTAGGTCATTTTTATCTTGCAGAGTACAATTTCATAGACGGAACTGCACTGACTCCATCTTCATTCGGAGAGACAAAAGAAGGTATCTGGATACCCAAGGACACATCAGGATTGACCTTTGGGACGCAAGGATTCCGTTTGCAATTCAAAAACTCATCTGTCGGGTCAGCATCGTCGAGTACAGTCGGCGCAGATACCAGCGGCAACAATCATCATTTCTCAAGTATCAATATTGCTACGACAGACAATATGACTGATAGCCCGACTGATAACTTTTGTACAATGAACCCTTTGTCTAATGGAGACGCAACATATTCTGATGGAAATTTAAAAGTAGATACTAATCTTGCAAATGGCATTTTTGCTCAAGGCACAATTGCAATACCTAAAACAGGGAAGTGGTATTTTGAAGCCTCTGTTCAAGATAATTCTAATGCTATTTTTGGGATAGCTGAATCAAACAATCCTTTTGGTTCTGGGTTTAAGTACATAGCATATAACTTTGCAGGTCAGAAAGAAGTTGATGGTGCGGCGGCGGCTTCATACGGTGATGCTTATGCAAATGGTGATTTTGTTGCTATTGGTATCAACGCAGACGACAATGAAGTGACGTTTTTCAAAAACGGCGTAAGCCAAGGTGCTATATCTTATACGATGGATTCCACAAAAGATTATCTTGCAGACTTGCGGGATGGTAGTGGTGGAACTCGAGCCATTTTTACGTTCAATTTCGGCCAACAACCATTCACCTACACACCGCCCACAGGGTTTGTCGCACTCAGCACAGCCAACCTACCCGATCCTGCGATTGATCCGGCACAGGGCGAGAATCCTACGGAGTATTTCAACATACTCACTTGGACGGGAAATACAGCCACAAGCAGAGCTTTCACAGGAGTGGGATTTCAACCGGATTGGTTGTGGTCGAAGTCCAGAAGCGCAACACGAAGTCATCCGTTTTTTGATTCAGTGCGAGGCGTTACAAAATACATAGTACCAGATTCGACAGCCGCTGAATTACCATCGCCCAGTTCAGGTTTCCTTAGTAGCTTTGATGCAGATGGATTCACTGCAACACAAGGATCATCCAACTTTGCAAACTTGAATAACAATAGTGAAAGCTATGTAGGTTGGTTGTGGAAAGCCGGTGGCTCTGCTGTAAGCAACACAGATGGCTCGATAACATCTACGGTGAGTGCAAGTACAAAGGCTGGGTTTAGTATTGTAAGTTGGACGGGAAATTCTTCAACCGCTACTTCAACGATAGGCCACGGATTGAGTAAGGCATTAGATTGGCTTCTAATAAAAAACAGAGACTCAGGCACAAGTAATTGGATCGTGTGGCATTCTGGTTTTTCAAACTTGAATAGAAACCTCTATTTAAACGGCACTGGTGGAGAAAACACGAACGGCCCTTTTTTTCTAGGTGATGACAGTACAGTCACAATACCAACTTCTACTGTATTTACCGTAGCTGACAATTCTCAAGTAAATGAAACAAGTGCAGAGATCATCGCTTACTGTTTTCACAGCGTTGACCAATATTCAAAATTTGGTAATTACGAAGGCAATCATACAAATGGTGTTACTGTTTTTTGTGGATTCAAGCCGTCATTAGTAATCGTTAAAAACATTGACGCTACTTCTGATTGGGAAATGTATGATGCTACACGCGACTCAAACGGAAGTGAACGATTGGAGCCTAATACATCTGATCCTGAACCGGGAAGCGGTGGCTCAGGTGCTCATTTACGATTTAGTTCTACGGGGTTTACACTTCCTGCGGGAACACAGCGTACTAACACTAATGAAACAGGCAATACATACATATTCATTGCCTTTGCCGCACAACCTTTTAAATTCGCAAACGCGCAGGGGTAAGAAATTATGTGGAAATTAGGGGATACAGTCATCCGCGAAGGCAAGTCATGGAAAGACTCACATGGAGTTACTCATCCGCAAACGTGGGCGCGTTGGACTGATGATGAAAAGAAAGCGGCAGGACTGATCTTTGTTGCCGATCCAAAAACTTGGGACAATCGCTTTTACTGGGGATGGAACGCCGATGAAACTGCGCTTATCGAAAGGAACATCGCGGATGTCAACGAGGTCGATGACGATGGGAACCCCATCCTTGATCAAGACGGAAACCAAGTCGTCACACTCGGACTTAAATCAGTCGCTATTGCAAGAACAAAAGAAACAGCGAGAATTAAATTATCAAAAAGTGATTGGATGGTCACGAGAAAGGCAGAGGCGGGAACGGCGATACCAAGTACCGTTACAGATTACCGAGCGGCTATACGCACTGCGTCAGGCACTATCGAAACTGCCATAACCAATGCGGCAGATCTTGCGGCATTCATGGCTCTGTACGATACGCCTGTGGACAGCAATGGCAATCCGACAGGTAATGCACCGATTCATGATTGGCCGGAGGAAATTTAAATGGATAATCGAACTGTGGCTTCAGCACATTCAAGGATTGATAAGGTTGAGTCTAATCTAAACACGCACGAGGCAGTTTGTGCAGAGCGTTACGATATGATTCGTAGTCGATTGAAACGATTGGAAATCGTCATCATATCTACGGCTGGTGCTTCCTTGCTTCTCCTGATTAGTCTGGTTTTGCAAACCTGATGGATCCACTTACTGCGATAGCCGCTTTCAACGCGTCCTATGCAGTGGTCAAAACTGCCGCGAGTAACGCATCAGAACTAGGTAAATTATTTGCCAGTTTGGGTAAGATGCAAGAAGCAAAAAATGTTGTTGAAAGTGCGGCAAGAAACAATCCAGAAAAGTCTGATTTAGAGCTTTATGCCGCAAAAGTCGAAGTTGACCAAAAATGGGAAGAAGTCCGACAGCTACTCATTTATTCTGGTCATTGGGACGCGTACCTCAAATTCGTTGCTGATCGCAAACGCCAACGAGAAGAGCAAGAAAAACAAGACATAATCAGACGCGTCAAAAAACGGCAAGCCTTCAAAGAAACCTTGACAATCTTTGGATTGATTATTCTAGCTATCGTCACAATTTCGGTTTTCATTGTGATTCTGATAAAGATGAAGCCAGTATGACGCAGACGCAGAAGAAATTACAAAAAGAATCGATTTACGCTGAGTATGACAAAGATGGTGATGGTGTCATTAGTGATGAGGAGATGTCCCGCATTACGTCCATCAAAGAAACTGAAACAGCGTTACGCAAGAATTTAGCTCAGTTACGCATGGCAAGGTACACCTTGGTCGCTATGGGAGTTTTTACTGGTGCTATGTTTTTTGTGCCAATAGAGCGAGTGCAAGCCCTGTCAGATATTAGTAACCTTTTTTACATATCAGGCGCGGGTATCGTTGGCGCATACATGGGGACAACGGCTTGGTTAAATAAAAAATGATCTATGTGTTTGCGCTAATCGTGATGACAGCAGACGGAACGGTTATACCGGACAAGAAAGCATATTTTTATTCAATCAATAGGTGTAATTACTTTGCAGATCGAGTGAGTCGCACACGGTACAACTATTGGACGAAACGCAAGGTGCAAGCGTATTGTATCCCTGAGTGGGTCAATCCGAAAAGCACAAAGATATTGAGGTGATTATGATTCTAGGTGCGTTAGGAAAGATATTAGGCAGTGAGACAGTCATCAAGAAAGGGATGGATTTGATTGATGACATGCATACTTCTGAAACTGAATCCATAGAGGCAAAAACACAAGCCAAAGTCGCGTTGATGAACAGTTACGCTCCTTTTAAAGTGGCTCAGAGGTATCTTGCCTTAATGTTTGGTCTGACCTATGTATCGTGTTTTATCTTAGTTCTTGCGATGACTTTGACAGGGAAAGGCGATCCATCTGCTGTTTCTGAGGTGATGGAGCACTTTCAAATCGACTACGTCATGCTTCTGATTGCGGGTTTCTATTTTTCGGGGGGCGCGATAGAGTCCTTTCAACGGAAAAAGAAAGATGTTTGAACTTAGTCAACGGTCGTTAGACCGACTAGAAGGTGTAGACGAACGGCTGGTAAAAATAGTATCCAGAGCCATTCAAATCACTGATACAGATTTTGGTGTCATTCAAGGTCTACGGACAGAAGAAGAGCAGAAAGCGTTGGTGGAGAAAGGCGCAAGTAAAACCATGAAGTCAAAACACCTAGAGGGTCGTGCAGTCGATCTCATGGCCTACATAGGCGGTCGAGGATCATGGGAACTCAACGTCTATGACAACATTGCAGAAGCCATGCAACAAGCCGCGACAGAGGAAGGCGTGGACATTCGATGGGGAGCCGCATGGCACATTTCTGATCTGCGTGGCTGGACGGGTACGATGGAAGCCGCTATGAACGATTACATCGACACCAGACGCAGTGAGGGACGGAGGCCATTCATCGATGCCCCGCACTTTGAATTGGTGACATAAATAATCAAAAAACGCTTTTTTTATCCACTCAAATGATGTTTAATACTCTTGTTATGTAACAGGAGAAATAAACATGACTAGCGAAAACACAAATCATATCTGGGAAACTCTAGAAAAAGTCAATGTCAATGAGCATACGGAACAAGTAGGAAAATTTACCTACTTGTCTTGGACTTGGGCGTGGGCGACTTTAATGGAGCATTATCCTCAAGCAAAATATGTGGTGCATGATGATGTTGTATTTCCAGATGGGTCGAGAGAAGTTCGCGTCTCTATTTGTATAAAAATAAAAGGCGAAACAGTCGAGCGCATGATGTGGTTGCCTGTCACCAATTACAGCAACAAAGCAATCATCAATCCAAATTCATTTGAAATAAACACCGCTAGGATGCGCTGTCTCACTAAGTGCATGGCGATGTTTGGTTTAGGCCACTACATATATGCGGGTGAAAATATACCAATGTCAGAAAAAGAGGCATTAGAGCAACTGCTGACTGATGAGCAAAGGAAGGAAATTGATGATCTGTTAGAAGAAACAAACGCTGATGTCGATGCGTTTCTCAAGCACTATGAAATTGAAAGTGTGCAAGAGATGTCGCAAGCCGTTTACGATCAAGCGTTAAAAATGTTGCAAACAAAACAACAAAAGCAAAATAGCAAGCCTCAAGCACCATCGGAAGATGTCGTGGACGCTATCACTCATGGCGATGAGCCTGACATCTACGAAGAAGAGGTGAAAAAATCATGAACTGTCAAAGTTGTAAGAAGAAGGTCGCGGTCGTCAAGTATGAGACAAAAGATGTGTGTGCGGATTGTTGGTTGTTTTTTATGCGTCCAATAGTAGGGAAAAGGAAAAGGAGAAGAAATGCGCGTCATTCAGCATGAGCAAAGAAGTCCTGAGTGGCATCAATCGCGGCTTGGTTGTCCCACTGCTTCCAATTTTGGCAAGTTGATCAGTCCTACAGGTACAAAAAGTAGTCAGGCCAAGTCGTACATCAATGAGTTGATTGCACAAAAACTTACGGGTGAAAGTCCTGATGTAACGGTCACCGAGTGGATGGAGCGTGGAACTGAGCTTGAGGCAAAAGCTCGATCTCTCTATCAATTGATGACCGACAGCACGATTGTTGAGGTCGGCCTGTGCAAGCACGACTCTCTGGAGGCTGGTGCATCACCAGACGGATTGATCAGTGACGATGGTGGTCTAGAGATCAAAGTATTCAAACCAGCCAACCATGTAGCTGTATTACGGTCGCAAGAAATGCCGACTTTGCACATACCACAAGTTCAAGGATGTATGTGGATTACAGATCGAGAGTGGTGGGATTTTGTTTCGTACCACGAAACGATGCCGATATTTGTCACTCGTATCAGACGAGACGACGAATACATTAAGAAGCTCGCGGCTGAAGTTGAGAAGGCTTGCGAGGAAATTATGAAAGAAACACAACGATTGGAGAATATGAAATGAGTGAATATCCGACAGATGATGGTCTGGGTAAATTTTTTCCAAACACCGGCAAGACAGGTCAACAACCTGATTTTACAGGTTTCCTTGAGATCGATGGTCAATGTAAAAAAGTCACTGTCTGGGACAATGGCAACTATTCAAGCATCAAGACCAGACCAATGACTCCCGATGAGGAAAAGAAACACCGTGAGGAACAAGCCAAGTTTGCGGCTAGAAGATCGCCACAATCTCAGCCTCTGACTCCGCCAAGTCAGGGCGATCCGAGTGATTTGGATGACAAAATACCTTTCTAAAAAAAATGCCGCCAGAGGGAATCATTCTGGCGGCAATCATAGGGAGTCAAATGACATTTAATTCTAGCATGAGGTGAAAAGAATGAAATACAACATTGGAAAAAGTTTACGGATTGCTCAAGAACTTAATGAGGTCAATAGCCGTCAGTTAGCCAAAGATTTAGCTGTGTCACCGCAACAGGTGCATCGATGGAGAAATATGAGCGACATGAAACTCAGTAAAATCCAGATATTTTGTAACTATTTTGACATGGAAATTTGCAAATTCTTGGAGCTAGGATCGTGATTCACGAGCAAGAAGTCGAGGCGGCAGTCGATTGGTTAAGAAACACAGCCAATGAAGCCTCACAAAAAAGGGCAGAGCGTCTTTATCTAGACGAGTACCGCAAGGTTTTACGCGCCAAACTGATGAAACAGCACATCGATTTACCCGTCTCAGCGCAAGAGCGTGAGGCTCTGGCCGATCCGAAATATGCGGAACATCTGCAAGCTCTCAAGATAGCGATTCACGAGGACGAGAAAATGCGTTTTTTACGAGTAGCGGCAGAGGCCAAAATTGAGGCTTGGCGATCAATGAACGCGAATCATCGAGCGATTAAAGTGTGAAGTCTCAAACCCGTCGATGCGCTCATTGTAAAACCAAGTGCGATAGCGAAAAGACGATTCAGTCTCAATTACGCTCCTTTTGCTCGTATGAGTGCCTCAAATCGTTTTCTGACGCAAAGACACAGAACGATCGTAAAAAGGCTGTCAGGGAGCTTAGGATGCGTCACAAGACACGTTCTGATCATATTAGAGAGGCTCAACGAGCATTCAACGCTTATATCCGGTTCAGAGATCGCAACAGACCATGCATCTCGTGCGGTCGTTGGACAGGCGAAGGATCATACGGAGGGAACTGGGATTGCGGTCACTATCGATCTACGGGGTCAGCACCACACTTGAGGTTTCATCAATGGAATGCTCACAAGCAGTGCGTGAAATGCAATCGGTACAAGTCTGGCAATCCTGCCGACTATCGGGTCGCTCTGATCTGGAGAATCGGTCAACCGAAAGTTGACTTCCTTGAATCATGCCAAGAATTTACCGAGATCACAGCCGAATATGCTCAAAGAATCAAGCGGATATTCCGAAAGAAGAAACGCATAAAAGAGAAGATAATCAACAAAAGATGAAAATAAATAATCAAAAGTGTTGACATTTATAATCATATACACGATACTATCCATGTCGAATCAAGAAACACACAGGAGATACCGACATGAACAACTTCAAAGCAACAGCAACTAGAATTGGCAAAAGCAAAAACGAAACTATCTATGTCGATGGCGAAGTTTTAATCAAGTCAACTAAAATCGGAAAGTGGAATTACATTGTTCGCATCACTCGTGACTTTCCATTGTGTGTAGCGGGATGTGTAAGTATTTGCAAGGCTCGCACATTAGAAAGTGCTGAGAAGATCAACGACATTCCTTGTTATCCAATCTCAGGTATCAGCAAGCGGGAAATCGTTAAAGTGGAGAGGGCGGCGTAAGCCGCCCTATAGGGGGAATAACTATGTTCATGACAACAGCACAAATCGCTAAAGCCGCATTTGATCACATGAAAAATGGTGGGCTTATTGCAAACCACGGTCTGTCTGACAAGCAGATTTGGCGTATCGGCTACATCTACGCGGGTGTAGTCGAGCATGACCACGGTAAGGTTACTCGTCAACAATTCGACGGCATCCACTTTGAAGGGATGCCAGAAGCCCACGAGCGTTTCAATAATGAGCACGAAGAATGGTTAGCCAGCCGTCCATAAGGGCGGCTCTACAGTTAAGGAACTAACAATGAAAACAATCGATATTACTCCTACTTGGCAAACGATCGTAACAATGTGTTGCGAGGTGATGACCAACCCCAACGCTGGTCGTGAGGCTCAAGAATCCTGTAAGGAAGAGCTTCTCAGGCTTGCGAAAATCGTTGACGATCAAAACGAAGAGGCCAAGAAAAACACTTGGACTACTTTAGGTGAGATTGTGGAAGAAGAGCGAAAGAAAGGTAAGTTGTTATGAAGGGGAGCAAAATGCATAAAAGTTTGCTGATGACAGTATTCTTTATGACAGGCTGTTCCTATCAGCCGATCATCGATACAGGTGGTCGGTCGGGAACCTACGCTGAGAACAAGGCGGCTGAGATTACCAACGATGTTCAACATTGCAAGCAACTTGCTGACGAGCATACGGTTACATCGATCGATCAGGTGCAGACTGCAATGAACTGGTATGTATCGACAGCCACTCTAGGAATGATTCCACGCAAGGAATCGACGTACAAAAAACGAGTGAGACGATGCCTTGAAGGGCGCGGCCACTCAGTCATTGATTAGGAGATAAAAATGGATATGAATGTAATTTCAATCAAGTCGGAAACTGCTGATGCATTAGCTGATTTCATGTGCGAATGCGATACTGTATTGAAAAGAAAACTAGTGTCTGAGGGACATGAGCCAGTTGACATATCAGAGATTATGAGCGCATACAAATCTATACAGGGTCATCTGATCCGAATGCTTGGTGAGAAGGATGCGTCTTTTGTGGTTAAAATCAGAAGTTGATGGATTTTCCAATGACAATTTTTGACACTGAAACTTATTACCTGATTATGAGTGTTTTGGGTTGGTTGTTGGTGATTAGTCAAATCACAATTATTTGGTGGATTTACCGCAAACTGAAAAAAAAGAGTTGAACAATCAGTTTAGAAGGAGGATAGTTAAGACAGTGCCGGACGGGGAGTGGAAATCCCCTAGCAGACCGGACTGAAGTACAGGAGAAAAACACCCGTGACCGCATTCCGGCACTGGTGATAGTTTGAGGCTAATCCGCCCAAATTTCAACACTTTTTCTCTCAGTTTAGTCCGATCTGTGTCTGTGAAAACAGTCGCATTGTGCTGTAGCACCCAAAAGCAAGATTGCAGTCTCAACCTTTGAGGACGGGACAAACAGCGTTAGAGGTGATCCGCCTACGGGCAGGGACGGTTGAGCTACCGGATGGAGATACCCACCATCGAAAGCACTGCTGATGACAGAGACTGCATGGACGATAGATAACAAAGGGGACAGGGATCACCCTCGTCCTCAAAAGACCAACTATGGGCTGAAGAAAAATGCAGATATTACCGATAAAGTATGATGAAACTAAGGATTGGTTGTTGAATGTCCACTACATGAGACGTATGCCGCCGATAAATTATGCATTTGGGTTGTTCGATGATGGTAAGTGTCTTGGCATCGTAACGTTTGGCGTACCAGCTTCACCAAACCTCTGCGAAGGTATCTGTGGAAAGGAGTGGAGGTACAACGTGGTTGAGCTTAACCGTATGTGTTTTGTCGAGCCGATCAAGAACGGGCCAAGCAGGTTGGTGTCAGGTGCGATCAAGATGCTATCCAAGCCGATGATCATTGTGTCCTATGCCGACACAGAGTACGGCCATGTAGGGAAGGTCTATCAGGCATCCAATTTCATCTACACTGGCTTGAGCGCAAAGCGGAACAATTATGTAGATGGCACTGACCGTCACGCCAGACAAATAAAGAAGACAGATCAGATAGAAGAGCGTTCGCGTAAGCATCGATACATCTACATTAACGCGAACAAGCGGGATAAAAAAATAATCATGTCGGCACTTAAGTACCCAGTTGAGCCTTATCCACAAGGAACTCCGTCTCGATATGAAATCAATTATCATCCGGTGACTCAAGGATCATTGTTATAAAATGGTTAAAAAAATGTTGATACAACTAAGTAGAAAAGACGTACACGCTTGCACGATGTTGGGTAACGATACGGTAAAAATTTGCGAAATGCAGGGCGTAAATCCTCGTCTTGAAAACAATAGTCAGTCCAGAGCCGAAGCAAACATATTTGGGTTCAAAGCAGAATATGCCGTTGCGAGATTATTTGATCTGGAGCCAACTAGTTTGACAATAAAATCTGATTTTGGCGTTGACCTTTGGCTAGACGATGTGTCAATCGACGTAAAATTTAGCAATCGAATCGATGGGGATTTGATATTCGATAGTAAAGAATCATTTAAATCGGAAATTTCTATTTTGGTATGTCGAACTGAGCGTGACGATGTGATGAAAATTGCAGGATGGTGTTTTCGTAAGAACTTTTACGAGTTTGCGAAGCCACACAATTATGGATGGGGGGAAAGATTAAGAATTAAGCAAGAATGGAAGATTTTAGAAAGTATTGAAATGTTATGGTGGGCCATCAAGTCTCAGCAATTTCAGCCAACAGAGAAATTGTCGTGCATTTGAGACCTCATCAAGAAAAAGCCGTCCAAATGCTTAGACATTCGTTATCACTAGGCAAAAGACGGCCAATCCTTGCCGCGCCATGCAGTTTTGGCAAGACAATCACAGCGGCGGCAATCCTCAAATCAGCAGTAGAGAAAGGCAAACGATCCATTTTTATCTGCGACAGGATTAAACTAGTTCAACAGACTCTGCAATCTTTTGTGGGTCACAATTTAGATTTAGGAGTCATGCAAGGACAGCATGAGATGACTGATCCGAGTAAGCCTGTCCAGATTGCAAGCATCCAGACGCTTGCGAGACGTAGCCGGATGCCAATATTCGACATCGCCATCGTTGATGAGTGTCACACCCATTATGAAAGTCTGACAAAGATGATGAATGCATATAATGCGATACCATTCATTGGACTCAGCGCGACTCCGTTTAGCAAAGGGCTAGGCAAGCATTATGATGATATCGTTGTTCCGATTACTCCGGCAGAGCTTCTCGATCAAGGCCACTTGTGTCCTGTCGAGTACTACGGAGGTCGTCAGGTTGATACTGCGAACGTCAAAACTAGAGCGTTGACGACAGGTGGTTCAGATTATGACCCAAATGATTTGGCTGAAGAGATAGAAAAGGATCGAATCTTAGCTGGAGATATTGTTAAAAACTGGTTGAAACACGCTCAAGGTCGGCAAACGATTGCATTCAGCCCAAGCATCAAGCATTCAAAGTTCATGGTCGAGACGTTTAGAGAGGCTGGGATCAGCGCAGAACATATCGATGGATATACCGATGACGAGATTCGGCAGGACTTGTATGAGGCGCACGATGCTGGGGAGTTTCAGATTCTCTCATGTTCAAGACTGTTGAATACAGGGTATGACGCGCCGTCTGTGTCCTGTCTGATCGACTGTTTTCCGACTAAGAGCCTGATTGCTTACGTCCAACGCGCAGGGCGGATCATGAGAACGGCAGAAGGCAAGGATAAAGCGATCTACCTCGATCATGCTGGCAACGTCAAACGGCATGGATTCGCCGAGAATATTGTGCCATCAGAGCTTGATGACGGAGAGCATCGGTTTTCTGAGCGCAACCAGATCAAGGAGAAGAGGGAACCCAGGGTTCAGCAATGCCCACAATGTTACCAAGAGATGGTTGGGATTCGGTGTTCGTGTGGGTATGAGGTTCCAAACTATAACGAAATCGTCACCGATGATCAGGTTCTTGAAAAACTGACGGCCCAAAAACATGCTAACAAAACGATAACCAAAGATCGCAAAGGCGAATGGCTTGGTGAGCTATGGCTTTATGCTCGGCAGACAGGCAAATCGAAAGGATGGGTCGCGCATAAGTATCGGAGTAAGTTTGGGGTCTGGCCTAACAAGATCACTCCAGTATCAGCCTCAAGTGTTTCGGATGAGGTCACTCGATGGATTAAACGCGAGAACATGATTTACGCACAGTCGAGGTTGAAGAATGCCAGTTGATTATATCCTCGCTAGATTGGAAAAGGTTCAGCCATTAGGACAAGACAAGTGGCGATCGGTTTGTCCGGTGCATGGCGGCAAACATCGAAACCTGATGATCAGCGAAAGACCGGACAGGTCAGTCGGTGTTCATTGCTTTGTGTGTGGTGCTACAGGAGTCGATTTGATGGAGACGCTTGGGATGCCACTGTCAGAAATCTTTGCACCTGACTCCAACTATGTCAGACCAGTTGTAACAAGACAGATGACACAACAGCGTCTTGAGGATGATCTGGTGTTGTTGATCGCAGAGAACGATAAGGCAAAAGGTAGTAAATTGAGCCTAGAAGACAAGAAACGTGTCCGTCTAGCAAGGCATAGAATTAACGGTATCGATGCAATGATCAAAAATAATGATAAATAAACATCAAAAAGGTTGTTATTTAGATTTAGATGTAGGATACTATCTATGTCGGGTAAACACACAGGAGAAAACGACATGATCTACAGAGCAAGAACAGGAACAAAAGTTCAGTTAGCAAAAAACATCCCTTGGGCGTCTGAATTTCAAGCAGAACTATACGCAGATCGCATCGCAAAAATTGGCGATGGCGTTCGTGTTGTTGAAATGGCTAGGGACAATTGGGCGGCTGTTCAAGTCGGTGACGATTGTGTTGTCGTCCCTAAATTCGCATTAGATCGGGCGGCGTAAGCCGCCTAAGGGGGATCAAATGCAAACAATTTATCAGGAAGTTATCGTCACCAACGAACTGCCTAGAATCGGATCAGGCTACCGATTGGTCAAAGTTCAGATCGGGAGCAAGTGGGTTCACGTCAGCGATCTTGACGGTGAGAATCGCACCAAGGTTGGGATGAAGTCTTGGTCAGCAATGAAGAAAGGCAACACGGTCGAGCCAGAAATCGTTTTGAAGAGCTTGCGTAAAGCCGACAGAGCGTTAGGTCGGACAGCAAGGAGGAAACTTGCATGACGGGCTTTGAGTTTGTTCTGTGTGTCGCGGCGGCTTTTGTCGTCGTTGGCATCGTAGGAGAAATCGGTCGGTATTTGTTTGAGAGGAATGTATAATGGCTCAATACACTCATTGCCCTAGATGCGGTCAGTCACTTGGTGATCCAACATGGTGTATGTCGTGCGGTGATGTCAGCGAGTTCAAAGAAGGTGGTTCATTGGCAAAAGTCCCTTATCAACCAATGAATCAATGGTCGGGAACCAAGCCAGTTAGAAACCCGCACCTACAGGCTGTCGAATATGTGATCGCAAGGCTTGGTTTGAAATGATCTACTACAACACGGCAGACCAAGCACTTAGGGCGGCGAAAGAATTCCTTAAAGGTAACACTAGACCTCACGCTCTGATCAGCCGTAATCGTAAAGGATTTATGGTGATTGACCCACGCAACAAGAAAAGCCATTACTCAAGAATTATTGGCAAATTGTATCGGAAGAGAGTAGAATGAAAAAGCATCGAGTTGCTATGCGCAATCGAAATAGACCCACTTGGTAGTTCTTGTGGGTTTATTTTTTTGTATCGTAAGAAATAACTTGATACTCTCTTGTTCATGGCACAAGGTGAAGGCGGTGGTCGTCCCGCTGTAGAGTTTGACGACAAAGATATTGCCCAAGTCGAAGCACTTGCGTCTGTAATGACTAAGGGTCAGATTGCAGATTACTTTGGCATTGAGGAAAATACTTTGCGGGCTGTTGAGAGAAGACAGCCGGAGGTTTTTGAGGCATATAAAAAAGGCAAAGCGAAAGCAATCCTCAACGTCAGCCAGAATTTGCTACAGCAGAGCAACTCTGGAAACACGGTAGCTACCATCTTTTATTTGAAGACTCAGGCTGGTTGGCGCGAGCAACCAGAATCTACAACTCAAGGTCACAACGTAGTCTTACAGGTTGTCAATCCGCATGAGGATGATTGAGATTGATGAGCCGGAATTCTGGCAACCATCATCAAGTGATCTAGTCACTAAGATCAGACCAACCATTCCCCAATACGATTACATCTACAGTCAGGCTAAGTTCCCGGCATTTGTCGCTGGGTTTGGTGCTGGTAAGACTGAAGCGGCAATTCTGCGCTGTATCTTTGGCCTGTTAGCCAACCCAACGTGCAATCGTGGATTCTATGAGCCTACCTATGATTTGATACGAATGATCGCATGGCCTCGCTTTGAGCAGATACTGACTGAATTGAACCTACCTTTCAAACTGACCAAAAGTCCTACCAATCAGATTCATGTGGAGGGATGCGGTCACATCTTCTTCCGGTCGATGGATAACAGCACCAGAATTATCGGTTATGAACACGCAGACGCAGACATTGACGAGCTTGACACGCTTAAGAAAGACGATGCGGCGTATGTTTGGCGGCAGATATTATCCAGAAATCGTCAGCACAAACCCAACGGTGGTTTGAATACGATTGGTGTGACGACAACACCAGAAGGGTTCCGATTCGTCTATGAGACTTGGAAGCGTGATCCGAAGGAAGGCTACGAGATCATCCAAGCTCCGACAGCAAGTAATCCGCACTTACCAACAGGGTACATTGAATCATTACGCGATGCGTATCCTGACAATTTACTAGACGCATACCTAGAGGGTAAATTCGTCAACTTGATTAGTGGAACGGTATACAACTCTTATGATCGGACGAGCCATGCGTCGAGTGAGACGATTCGCAAAGACGAACCATTGTTCATCGGCTGTGACTTCAACGTCACAAAGCAAGCCGCAACCGTTTACGTCCAGCGAGAAGGAGGCAGAGTTTGGCACTGCGTCGAAGAACTCATCAATATGTACGACACGCCAGAAATGATCGATCTGATCAAATCAAAATACACAGGACATGAGATGTTTGTCTATCCTGATGCAAGTGGTAGTGCAAGAAAGACAGTCAATGCATCGATGTCTGACATCGCACTGCTACAGCAAGCCGGGTTTACAGTAAGGGCGAAGAAGTCGAACCCGCTAGTTAGGGATCGGATCATGGCAACGAATGCCGCATTTGAGGCTGGTCGTATACGAATCAACGCAAACGCCTGTCCTACCGTTGCATCGTGCCTTGAGCAACAGGTGTATCGGAATGGTGAGCCAGACAAAACCAGTGGTGTTGACCATCAAAATGATGCGACGACTTACCCAATCGCCTACGAAATGCCCATACTACGTCCTGTTGCCAACGTCGATTTCAATTTCGCGTTATGAGGCGTACAATAAAAATGACCATTGAACGAGATTTTTAATCATGCCAGTGACTCAACAGCACCCGGATTATCAAAAGTATTTGCCTGTCTGGACTCAGACGAGGGATGCTGTCAAAGGATCACGCGCAGTCAAAGAGAAGAAATACGAATACTTGCCTGTCCCTGATAATCAATCCGGCGACGAGCGCAAGGGAACGCAGACGCTCCGATACCGTCAGTACATCAAACGTGCGCTATTCACTAACTTTACAGGCAGGACTAAAAACGCTTTGGTCGGTGCGGCATTCCGTAAAGACCCTGTTTGCGAGCTACCTGACGGGCTTGACTATTTGAAGATGGATGCGACAGGTGACGGTTTGAGTTTGAGCCAGTTAAGCAAAGACGAGTTGAGTAATCTACTGGAGACAGGACGTACAGCGTTTCTTGTTGACTATCCGCAAGCACCGGATGGCCTAACAATAGAGCAAACGGAAATGCTTCAACTTAAGGCGGCAATCATTCCCTACACTGCTGAACAGGTTGTGAACTGGAAGACTCAAAGCATTAACGGTCGTAAATTGCTCGTGATGTGCGTGTTGTCTGAGTCTTATTTGAAGGAATTGGACGAGTTTACTTCTGAAGTCGAAACGCAATATCGCGTTCTACGACTGAGGGAGGAGGGATATAGCCAACAGTTATATCGAGATGACGTTCCTGTCACCGAGGAGATATTCCCTCGGAAGGCTGACGGATCGACGTGGGACATCATTCCTCTCGCATTTGTTGGAGCGCAAAACAACGATGTGACTGTTGATGAAGCTCCGCTGTCAGATATTGCCGATGTCAACATTGCTCACTACCGAAACTCAGCAGACTACGAAGAATCGTGCTTCCTGACGGGCCAACCCTCGTTGTTCATTACCCACAGTCTGTCACCAGAACAATTCAAGGCGTTCAATCCACAAGGCATCAAGCTCGGATCAAGGGCTGGTCATGTCCTTGGTGAAACTGGCTCGGCTACGCTGTTACAGGCTGATCCAAACAACATGGTCATGGATGCAATGCGGTCGAAAGAATCTGCGATGGTTATGATCGGTGCAAGAATTATTACTGACAGGGCAGGAAATGAGACAGCAGAGGGTGCGAGAATTCGATTTGCTAGTGAAAACTCTGTGCTTGGTGATTTAGTCAACAATCTGAGCAAAGGTGTAAGACAGGCGATTGATTGGGTCGGAGAGTTTATGGGCGTTGATACTGAAGAGGTGGTCTTCCAAATCAATAATGAGTTTTACGACAAATCCGTCGATCCTCAGTTGATCATGTCGATGGTTACCTTGCTTGATAGATCAATCGTCGCAGAACAAGACATATTCGATAGGCTGAAAGCGGCTGGCGTGATTGCACCAGAGCGAACGCTAGAAGAAGTGCAAGACGAACGAGGTGTTGCCGCACCGATGGCATTGGAAGTGGTTAATGGTTAGGAAAGTGACAACAAAGTCAGGTCGTAAGATTCCAGCCAAATATCTCGCAGGGCTGACGGGTGAGGCCAGACGCAAACGACTTGCTCAGTTGGAGAGGATGCAGAAGGAAGGTCGATTACTGGGTGAGTTGGCTGGCGACAAGGATTCAAAAGGCAAGCGCAAGAAGACACCAGAATCACCATACACAAAGGCATTTCGGAGGCGTTTCAATGTCGGTAAAAATAAATGAACGGACAAAGAAGGCTTTACAGAATAAAGCGAAGAAGGCGAATGCACCGTACTCGGCACTCAAGCAGATTTACGACAAAGGAGTTGGAGCCGCTGTCACATCAGGACGCAGACCCGGAGTCTCAGTCAGTCAATGGGCAATGGCGCGAGTCAACTCAGTCCTGACGGGTGGTAAGGCTCGATCAGTTGACTCTAAGCAATGGGAAGCAATACAGAAGTTCCGCAAAGCAAAGAAGGCCAAGAAGTAATGCCAAAGCCTAAAGGTAAGAAATCATATTCCGCAAAGCAAAAGCGATTGGCTAGGGTTGCACCGCCTAGAGATAAAATTACAGCGGCAGATTTACGCAAGGTCAAGAGAGGTAAATAGTCATGGTGGCAGGAGTCAAACACTATTTTCGGGATGGTAAGCCGTTTACAGGTAAGACACATAAGGATGCATCAGGTCGGCTAATGTCAGGTGCTAGGCACTCAAGCACGAGTAAATATCTTTTTCATATGAGTCAGCTATCGGCAACAGCCAAGAAACGAGCAAAAAGGTAATGGCAAAAGATCCAAGACTTGAAAGGTACAATCTTGAAGGTTTCAACAAGCCCAAGAGGACACCCCGACATCCAGAGAAATCTCATGTCGTGCTTGCAAAGGAAGGCGATAAGGTAAAACTGATTCGGTTTGGTCAGCAAGGAGCAAAGACATCAGGCGCACCGAAAGTCGGGGAGTCAGAAGCCATGAAGAGAAAACGTGCGTCATTTAAGGCCAGACACGCCAAAAACATAGCAAAGGGCAAGATGTCAGCCGCATTCTGGGCAGATAAAGTTAAGTGGAGTTAATGTGTCTGACGATCTGCTGGACACGCTCACTCGGCATCAAATATTTATCCAGCGTCTTGCTGGTGGTCAGGTCAATCAAGCAGGAATTGAGCTAGAAAAACTTATCGCTGAAGTTGAACGCAAGTTGGAAGGCGATCTAACAGACTTCCAGCAGTTCCGGTATCAACTCT